GAACAGTTTGAGCTTGCTGCTAGTGAACGACAAGAGCTACAACGAGCTATTATTGCAGCTAACGGTGACATTACACAGTTAAGCGCCGACATGCAGCAGATGTTTACAGACTTTGGTGGCACTGTTTCTGATCTGTTTGCTGGCGTAGGTGTTGACATTGCTGCGTTACAAGCAGGACAAATAAGTCAAGCAGAAGCCTTAGAAGCTTATCAGCAGTACACAACAGAACAGTTTGGTCAGGCACAACAGGAACGTTTAAACTTAGCTCAGGAAATAATTAGTGTTGGTGGTCAGGTAGAAAACCTTAGTGCTGATAGTTTACAAAGATTTACTGAGTTAAATTTATCTCTTGGTGATCTAGAGAATGAGTTCAATGTAAACTTTGAAGCACTACGTGACGGACAGATTAGTCAGGCTGAGGCCTTTGGTCAGTTCAGAGAAAGCGTAAGCACACGTCTAGGATTAGGAGAAGAAGAAAGAGAAGAAATCCTAAGACGGCAAGCTGAGTTTGAACGTATTTATGGTGAAGAGCAACAAGAGTTACAAGAACAAATTACATCAGGTAATGTTGGTCTGTTAGCTATGTTAGGCGCTGGCTTTGGTGGGATGTTTGGGGGTGGTGCTGCTCCTGCTAGAGCGCCTTATAAAGAGTTTATGAAAGGGTTAACGCCTCGACAAACAGAAGTAGTTCCTTTAGCTATTAAAACTCCTGCATTAGATTATAACGAAGAAGGTCAAAAGGTAATTAGACGTACACGAGGAATGCTGGCATGACGTACCTTAACTTAATGAACAATGTACTGCGTCGATTGCGTGAAGAAGAAACCACGTCAGTCACCAGCACTACCTACAATAAGATGGTAGGTGACTTTATTAACGATGCAAAAAGATTAGTAGAAGAAGCTACTGATTGGTCTGCTTTAAGAGAGACTATTGTTATAAGTACTACTGCATCGGACAACAGCTACTCACTAACCGGAGGTGGTAACGACGTTAAAGTAATGTCTGTTATGAACGATACTGAAAATTGTTTTATGACCTATCAAACTAAAGATTGGTTTAATGAACAGTTATATTTAGTAGATGCTGCTGAAGGTGCTCCTCGTTATTATACATACAATGGACTTGATGCTAGTGGTGATACGCAAGTATTAGTAGGACCAACTCCTGACAGTGTGTACAGTTTACGGTTTGATGTGGTTAAGCGACAGAGTGATTTGTCTGCTAATACAGATACGCTGCTTATTCCGTCAGCGCCTGTTATTCACTATGCAGTAGCGTTGTTAGCACGTGAACGTGGTGAGACTGGTGGTACTTCTACTGCTGAGTACTTCCAGATTGCTGATAAGTTTTTGTCTGACGCTATTGCTATAGACGCAGCAAAGCACCCTGAAGAGATGGTATTTAGGACTATTTGATATGGCTCAACAACTGCAAAGTATCAATCTTGTAGCTCCGGCCTTCAAAGGAATCAACACTGAAGACTCGCCGTTAGCACAGGATCCGTCTTTTGCTGAGATTGCAGACAACGCTGTAATCGACAAGCGAGGACGTATTGCCGCACGTAAGGGCCACAGTGTCATTACAACCACAAAGACTGTACTAGGTATTGATTCTATTCGTGCAATAAAAGAATTTAGAGATGACGGTGGTAACACTAAAATCTTTTCTATTGGTAACAACAAGATTATCAGTGGTACAACTACGTTAGTTGATGAGACCCCTGCTAGTTACACCATCACTGCTGATAACTGGAAGATGGTTAACTTCAACGATAAGATTTATTTCTTTCAACGTGGTTACCAACCTCTTGTATATGATAACGCAGGAGGCTCTGTAGTCACGCTGAGCAGTGTTTCCGGTGCAGCTGGTGTTACTAGTACTATGTACGGTAACGAGGTTTTAGCAGCGTATGGAAGGCTCTGGACGGCAGATTTTAATAGTGATAAGTCTACTATTTATTGGTGCGATTTACTTATTGGACATGACTGGTCTGGTGGTACTAGTGGTAGTTTAGATGTATCTAAAGTATGGCCTGATGGCTACGATGAAATCGTTGCATTAGCAGCACATAACGGTTTGTTAATTATCTTTGGTAAGCACAGCATCATTGCATACCAAGGAGCAGAAGCACCCGCAACAATGACGCTGGCTGATACCGTAGCTGGTGTTGGTTGTGTTGATCGTGACACTGTACAGTACACTGGTACTGATGTGTTGTTCTTGTCACATACTGGACTTAAGAGTTTTGGCAGAACTATACAAGAAAAGTCTATGCCTATTAGTAGCTTGTCGGGCAACATTACTAAAGATATTATCAATGCATTACAAACAGAGAACACATTCTTTAGATCTGCTTACAGTCCAGAAGAAGGTTTTTATCTATTAACTTTTGTAGGTCAGGATGTAACTTATTGCTTTGACGTTAGAGGCACAACAGAGAATGGGTCTTACCGTGTAACACGTTGGGTGTCTACAGGCTTTACATCGTATACAAGACAAGAAGACGGTACGTTGCTTATTGGAACGTCAGAAGGAATCAGTGAGTACGTTGGTTATACGGACAACGGTAGTGCTTATCGTTTTAAGTACTACAGCCCAAGTTTAACCTTTGGAGACAGTTCCAGAGTTAAAATCTTGAAGAAGCTTAAGCCTACGTTAGTGGGCGCTAACAACGCAACAGTATTTATGAAGTGGGCTTATGACTTCAAAGGTACTTATTCTACTGCAGAGTTTACAGTAGGGGATCAGATTACTGGTTTTTACGGTGAGAGTGAATACACTACCGTAGAATTTACTGGTGGTGCATTGACTAACCAACGTAGCCTTAACGCTACAGGGTATGGAACAAGTATAGTAGTTGGACTAGAGGCTGACATTGACGGGTCTCAACTATCACTACAGGAGATTAACGTAATGGCTTTGATAGGAAAGCTGCTTTAACGGGAGTTAATAATGGACGACGAATATAACATTGGCATACCATCGGATGTCCTTGGAGCAGGAGCTACTACAGCAGCACCAACTTCAGGAGGCGGAGGCTTTCTTGATTTATTAGGAGGTCTTGGGTCATACCTAATGCAACCAGATGTCCTGCTTCCGGGTGTTGTCGGTGGACTATTGACAGGAGAAGCTTATGGTCGCCTTAGTGACATAGGTAGACAAGCTAGGACAGGAGCTGAAGAACTTGCTGCACAACAGATGGAGCAGACACAGTTTAGACCATTTACTGTGACTACTGCTACTGGTGCTGGCTTAGGTACACAGGTTACTCCTGAAGGAGCCATAGAAACTACTATGGGTTTGTCTCCTCAAGAACAAGCCATGCAGCAACAGTTATTTGGCGGCGCTGGTGGATTCTTTGGTCAGGCAATGCAACCTACTGTAAATCGTGAACAGGCTATATTCGAGCGCATGAGAGCAGCACAGCGTCCTGAAGAGCAACGACAGCGTCTTGCTACAGAAGAGCGTATGGCGGCTCAGGGTCGTCTTGGTCTTAGCTCTGCAGCGTACGGTGGTGCTACTCCAGAGTTGCTGGCACAAGAGACTGCTATTAACGAAGCACGTAACAGAGCTATTTTGGGTGCTATGCAACAAGCACAAGCAGAACAAATGCAACAGGCTGCTTTAGGTCAACAGTTCTTAGGCGCTGGCTACTTACCACAGCAACAGCTTCTGGCAGCTACTCAACCTGCACAGCAGTTGGCAGCGTTACAACAACAGGCACAGCTACAAGGTGCTGGGTTGTTTGGTGAAGCAACTATGTCAGGTCTTGAAGCACAGCTTATTGCAGAACAAGCAAGAGCTAACCTATTGGGTCAAACAGGTACTGGATTGTTGCAAGGTGCATTAACTCCTAGAACAGATAACAGTGGTTTAGCTCAAGCAATTAGCGGGTTAGGTTCGTTGTTAGGTGTAGGAGGTTAAGATGGCTAAGTTTTCGCAAGAGTTTTTAAGACAAATGGCCTCCCCTACTTATGGTCAGGGGTTGTTCACTGCCGCACGACAAGCAGGGCAGCTTCCTGCACAGTTACAGCAGCAGCAAATGCAACAACAGCAGATGCAAGCATTACGTTCTATGACTCCTATGCAACGTGCTCAGGTAGCTATGCAGACGGCACAAACTCCTGCTCAGATTAACGCTGCTCAAGCTCAGATGGATGCTGCTCAAAAAAGCATAGCTGCTGGTAAACAGGAAGAAGCTGCTGCTGAGTTGAACAAGCTGTATCAACAATACATAACTGAAACTAATCCTGAAAAGATTGCGGGTCTTGAGTCTCGTATACGTAGTCTGTCAACAGCTGCTGGTCGTGATGTTACTGCAGTAGAAAACCAACTACAGGCTATTCGTAGTCGTAAGGCAACGCAAACTACTGAAGAACAGTTTCAGACATTCTTTGATAAGTACGTACCGGATGATAAGAAAGAAGAGTACCGTGGTCTTACTCAGGCACAAATACTAACTCGTCTTGA